CTAGCACTCCTGATGTCGTCCATTTCGACGTTAAGATTACGTACTATACTAAGCTCGAGCGCCAGGTGCAAATTAATGAATCATAAAACCTTCACACGTAAGAGACGCGGGTGTGTGCCGCGGAGAGAACGCCCGGTAGGGGAGGGGGGCGTTGAAAAAGCGGAGCTTTTCAACGCAGCGTGGAGTGAGGAGCGCAGGGCGGGAGCCCGAGCACCGCAGCGCAACGCGGGCCCCCCCTCCCAGGGCGTCTCTCTGCGCATCACAGCCCGCGAACCTCCGTAAGGTCTCCTCTCTCTTTTTTTTTGGCCTCCTCGTGCTCTTTGGTAAGTGGCGTATAGTATTACCGCCACTTACCAGCAAATAGCAATTTCGATTTCAACAAAATCGATCGCAATAGTTATAGCTAAGATGAACACATCTCTCAAGCGAGTAGCCTTTACTCACAATAACTACACTCAAGAGATCTTCGACAAGTACGCAGCGTACATCGAGAAGAACTGTGTCTGCGGTGTTCTCGGAAGGGAACAAGCGCCAGATACAGGTACTCCTCACATTCAGGGATTTCTCAATCTGAAAACCCCTCGCAAATTTAGTACTCTCCAGAAAGCGTTCGTCGGCTCTCATCTAGAAAAAGCAGTCGCTGACGACGCCGCAAATTTTCTATACTGCACAAAATCGGATCCCTCTCCGTTTACCTTCGGCTCTCCTCAGTCGCAGGGTAAGCGTAACGATCTCGACGAACTCGACGACGTTATCGCCAAAATTAAGAAGGGTACTCCTAAGTTCGCTCTTATGGAACAGCACCCCTCAATCTTCAGTAAACATCAACGCTTTATTGAAACTTTCATACAAGAGTACGCTAACTCTACTATGAAGAAAGAGGAAATAGTTAGCTTTCGTCCTTGGCAACAATCGCTAATAAATATGTTAGAGCAAGAGCCCGATGACCGACATATCGTATGGATTTACGATCCCGACGGCGGCATCGGCAAGACGCGCCTTTCGCGTTGGCTTGTCGACCACAAGAATGCCTTTTATACCAACGGAGGTCGTTCCATCGATATTACTTACTCGTATAGCCATCAACCCATAGTCATTTTCGACTTCGTTCGTGAATCTCAAGAGTTTATCTCTTACTCTACTATCGAGCAACTCAAGAACGGTATTCTTTCGTCCAATAAATATCAGTCCTGCCTTAAACGCTTCAAGTCTCCTCATGTTATCATTTTCGCAAACTTCGAACCCGCGGACGGAAAATTCAGTAAAGATAGGGTCATCCTTTTGAAACCTACTAAGGAGCAATCGTCCGACTTCGTCGCCTTTTAAGCTTCGTATTAAACATTTTTTTTCTCTAATTAAATATATTATGCAATGCCATATGCAAAAAGACGCAAATCATCATCTTATCGTCGCCGTCGCCCTTCTAAGAAGGTATCCCGAACTTCAGGTTCCTATTCTCGGCGAAGAAAATACTCAAAAGTTTCGCGCAAGCGGAGTCCATGGCTCCCGGGCACTACTGTCTCGCCTTTCCGCAAATTCGCCTACAATGACGAAGACTTCACTGTTAGTCTCTCAAGTATCACAACACCCTCATGGCGCCTCTTTAGAGGAAATTCGCTCTACGATCCAGATTACACCGGTGTTGGCGTTCAGCCCTATGGCCTCGACCAACTTTGCCCCATCTTCTTCACATCCTACAATGTTCGTTCCAGTAAAATAACGATATATCCCGTCGTCAACTCTGCTAATACTCCGATGTTCAAAGTAGTCGTTGTTCCATTCCGTGAAACAACTATTCCTTACACTGAGTTCACTGACGTCATGCGTCTTCCTCATGCGCGCTCAATTCGTTTCGGCAGTCTTTCTAATCAAACTGGCCGCGCGCCAAAGGTTTCTTCCTATGTTTCTACTCGGCAAGTCCTCGGAAAAGAGGAGGCTAATTCCCCGAATGCCATCGGTTATTACGGGGGCAATCCCACTGAAACTTGGTATTGGTACATATTCTTTTATAATAATGAGTATGCTACTAGCACTCCTGATGTCGTCCATTTCGACGTTAAGATTACGTACTATACTAAGCTCGAGCGCCAGGTGCAAATTAATGAATCATAAAACCTTCACACGTAAGAGACGCGGGTGTGTGCCGC